AAAAAAGCCCCATAAAAAAGGCTATTGACAAATAATTAGAATATGGTACGCTATACTCGGAGGTTTTATGGTAAGAATTGCCTGCAAAACAGCCGATTTATTGCCGCTCGATGCAATAGAAGACCTACAGGGCGGGTTAAAGAAAAGAAGCAAAAAAGATATTGAGCTGATAACAAAGTCCATTGAGAAATACGGTTTTTCATTTCCGTTTTTTGTCTGGAAAAATGGAGAACATAATTATTGCCTCGATGGGCATGGACGGCGGCTTGCGCTGCTTGAGCTGGAACGAAAGGGCGAGGAGATACCACCGTTGCCGGTAGTTTATATTGAGGCGAAAGATGAAGAAGAAGCAAAGCAGAAACTACTTAGATTAAATTCTCAATATGGAGCGATAAGCTATGATAGTCTCATGGAGTTTACAAGCGATATTGTAGTTGATTTTGGTGATATAATTATTCCTTCAGGTGAATTAAATATTACTGATTTTGACAGTAAATTTACTCCAGAGTTAAATCCTGAGATTGGGAATACTGAATATAGCCAAAAGGATGTTGATTCTGCGAGAGAGAAGCTTGAAACGAAATACTCAAAAGATAATGAACCGAAAAAAGTGACTCTTTATTGTCCTCATTGCTTTAAGGAGTTTTATATGGGAATTGAAGATCTTGAGATAATGATAATAGAGGCAAAAAACAATGAATAAACTAATGCCTTATAGTATGATGGATTGGTTGTATAATGTAATAAACAGTATGAATTGGATATTTGCTAAGTCGATGCCTAGGAACCCTCATGAATATTGTTTGAGAAGCCAAACTGATGATGAGACGTTCGTGAGGTTTGTTAATATAATAAGGCATTATGGGTATGAGGAAGAATATTTCGGAAGAGTCTATATTAGGCTTGATTTCAACGACTATTATTACTGGACCATGGGAGACACTATTGAGAACACTATCTTGATTAACAGGAAGCGCAGAAATGGTGCGCAATATGATTTGATAGCAGACAAATACGATGATTTATTCAAGGATCCTGAAAGCATTGCAGAAGATAGAGAGATAGTTAAAATGATAAATTATAATTATGGTAGGGTACTTGATATAGGATGCGGCACAGGACTGCTTGCTGATTATTGTGTATTTGATGATTATGTTGGTATAGACCCATCATTAAAAATGCTCGATATTTTCCGCATGAAGCACAGTGAGTATAATGATAAATTAGTGCATACTAACTTCGAGTCATTTTATGATCCCAAAGGATTTGATCTAGCTGTCGCATTATATGGAGTGGCATCTTATATAAACCCTCTTTACTATAAAAAGGTATTCGATGTCCTTAATGATGGCGGCAGATATTTTTTGATGTTTTATGATGATGATTATTATCCCTATACGTATGAAAAAACGCATAAAGAGATGAGTAGATACATGCTTAATGAATACATTAAATTGGTGTTCAGAAGCGAGCCTATAAAATACAAAAATTATTTGATTTACGACAGCAGCGTCGTGGCGAGGGAGAACAGCCACGGAAAGGCTTTTGACAATTTACGTATTTTGCTTTGTGGCACAGGGAAAAGGGATCAAAATGCCGATGAAAATATATCTTGAGCAGAACGTATATGAGGCTGCTATTGAAAGAATAAACTGGATTTTCGATGAATTCGAGAATGTTATTGTGAATATATCCGGAGGCAAAGACTCGACAGTAGTCTACCATTTAGCATTACAGATTGCTGAAGAAAGGAAAAGGTTGCCGCTTCCGGTAGTATTTATCGACCAAGAAGCTGAATGGGCGCACACTATAAAGATTGTGCGCAGTATCATGGATGACCCAAGGGTAAAACCAATGTGGTTCCAAATGCCTATTCGTATATTCAATGCAGCATCTCATAGTTCGGATTGGTTACACTGTTGGGCGCCAGGTGAAAAGTGGATGCGAGAAAAAGAGCCTGATAGTATAAAAGAGAATGTATATGGTGTTGATAGATTCAACGAGCTTTTTGGCGCTATTATCGACTATCATTATCCTGACGAACCTGCATGTTATATCGCTGGTGTAAGAGCTGCTGAGAACCCGAAACGAGCTATAGGGCTTACTCAGTCGATTTGCTATAAGGATGTAACATGGGGCATGATAGCAAACAAGAAGAAAAAGCATATAACGTTTTATCCTATTTACGACTGGAACACTTCCGATGTATGGAAGGCTATTCATGAAAACAAGTGGGAATATAACAGAATTTACGATTATATGTATAGCTACGGGATCCCATTAAACAAGATGAGAGTATCGAATCTCCATCATGAGACTGCTCTTGAGTGGCTAAAAATATGTCAAGAGTTTGAGCCTGATACGTGGAATGCTTTACTGAAAAGGATAGATGGAGCTAATTCTATTAAGCAATTGAAAGATGGGGCGACAGGTACTCCAAAAGAATTACCTTTCATGTTCACCTCATGGAGAGAATATAGGGATTACTTGCTTGATAATCTTGTCGTGATGGAAGACGCTAGAGAAAGATTCCGCAAGAGATTTGCAAGGATGGACGAGACTTATGATGGGATGCATAACATAGATGATATGTATAAGGCTCAAATCACGTCTATTTTAGCCAATGATTACTTCATGACTAAGATAGACAACTTCGAAAGAAGGCCTGATGTTGATGCATACAGAAAGTATAAAAGAACAGGATTTATCACAGGGAAGGCAATAAAAGACGGAAACGCTTATATATTCGGAGAAAATAATGACAAAGAGTCAAGAAGAGCTTATAACTAAGTGGTTCAATGAGGCAGATGACAAGATCGAATTTTTGAATGAATTAAGAACATTTATTAGCAGCCTATCACCGCAGAAGAGCCAACCAGTCGATAGAATTCTTTGGGTGCCAGTAGATATAGTACAGGCAAACGATTATAATCCTAACTCGGTAGCTAGTATAGAAATGGAGTTGCTATATGTTTCAATCTCACACGATGGCTATACTCAGCCGATTGTAACAGTATACGATAAGGAGCTAGGCAAATACATCATTGTTGATGGGTTCCACAGATATTTTATAGCAAAGACTAAGGCAGATATTTCTAAGCGGATAAATGGTAGGATCCCTATAGTAGTGATAGATAAAGACATTACCGAGAGGATGGCGTCTACTGTAAGGCATAATAGAGCCAGAGGAGAGCATATGGTAACAGGAATGTCTAACCTCGTATTCCAGATGCTCGATAATGGTATGAGCGAGGCTGAGATATGTCAAGAATTAGGCATGCAGCCAGAGGAAGTTCTTAAGCTAAAACATATTACTGGCTTCTCTAAGCTATTTGAGAACGCTGAATACTCTAAGGCTTGGATGACAAAATACCAGATTAGACAGAAAGCTAAGATGCAGGAGAATAATAGTGAACAACGAGAACCTTATTCCTACTTCGCAGCGCAGCAAGAGCGAAGCTAGAGAACTGGGCTCAAAAGGAGGCAAGGCGTCGGCAAAAGCTAGGCGAGAGAAAGCTGCTATTTCAGAGATGTATGCACGGCTGCTTGCTAAGAAAACGAAAGTGGTTATCGATGGAAAGCCCGCAACAGGGCTTGAACTATTAGAGCAGGTTGTTACGCAAATATTAGTGAAAGGGTCAGATTCAGCGAAGATTGCATTGATAAAAGAAATCAGGGAGACAACGGAAGGGAGTAAGGTGGCTATTACTGGCGACCTGCCGCGTATTGTGATTGAGGTTCCCGAGGCTGACGATGACTGAATATCGGCACCGCCTGACGCAACCGCAGGCGAACGTATTTCGCTCCCCTGCTCGCTTCCGCTTATTAAACGCAGGGCGACGCTTCGGAAAGACCCACCTGGCCGTGCTGGAACTGATAAACGCGGCAGTCAATAAACCTGAATCCGTGAACTGGTATGTCGCTCCCACCTATCGGCAGGCCGATCAGATTGCATGGGCAAAGCTCAAGGCCCTGTTGCCGCCCGAGTACATATCGAAAAAGGACGAAGGCGACCTGTCTATTATTTTGCCGAACAAGTCAACTATCGCCCTACGCGGCGCGGACAATCCCGATTCATTGCGCGGCCCTGGCCTTGACTTTGTGGTCCTCGATGAGGCGGCATTCCAAAAGCAGGAAGCGTGGACGGAAGTAATTCGCCCCTCGCTTTCCGATAAGCTCGGTCGGGCTCTTTTTATTTCCACGCCATCGGGTTATAATTGGTTTTATGACCTATTTTCTGCCGCACAAGGCCGGGCGGACTGGAAAACCTGGCAGTATACAACTCTCGAAGGCGGGCACGTCCCGCTATCCGAGATTGAATCCGCGCGCTCCGAACTCGACAAGCGTACTTTCCAGCAGGAATACGAAGCGTCTTTTGAGTCTCTGGCGGGGCGCGTGTACTATGCTTTTGACCGACACCTCAACGTGACGGATGTAAAGGACATTGGTGGGGCTATCATGGTGGGCATGGACTTTAACGTCAACCCGATGAGCGCGGTTTTTGCGGTGCGGGCGGGCGGGCAGATCCACGTTATCGACGAGGCGACGATCGCCAACGGCAACACGGAGGAGATGGTGAGGTTGATAAAGCGCAAGTACCCGCACCGGCGTATACAGATATATCCTGACCCGACTGGCAACGCGCGCAAGACAAGCGCGCCGGTGGGGCAGACTGACTTTACGATCCTGCGCGAGGCGGGCTTTGCGGTGCTTGCGCCGTCATCTCCGTACATGGTGGCGGACAAGATCAACACGGTCAACTCGGCGATGTGTACTGCTACTGGGGTTCGGAGGGTGCTTATCTCCCCCCGGTGTCGCGAGCTGATACGCGGGCTAGACGGGCTGACGTACCGCGAGGGGACGAGTGAGCCGGACAAGACTCTAGGGCTTGACCATATCACGGACGCGCTGGGGTATCTCTTACTATGGGAGCTCCCCTTGCGCGGTAAGAGTGGGGCGATTACACTGGGGGCACTATGACAGAGTTAGAGCGACGATTACAGGCAACACATCCTGAGTATACAAGACGACTCCCCGAGTGGACCAAGGCGCGAGACTTTGCGACGGGCGTCAATGCAATGCGTGCGCATGACCTTGCACTGTGGGCGCAAGGTTGCGCATCGGTTATCCGCGACCCGTCTGGCATGTCAAGACTGCCTGTATCAGGCGCGCAGTTTGCCACCATCGCGCAGTCTGCGTATATCCTCCCAACGTCTGATCGCATGACATACACTGAGTATGTACTCTACCTTTTGCGCGGGCACTGCCCGTCATACGTCGCACTGACACGGTCAGGGTATCTGGGGCTTATCTTTTCGACTCCACCTTTGATTGAGCTGCCGCCATCCTGCCCGCTCCTTGATGATGCTGACCTACAAGAGACTCCACTAGTCGAGTTTGTAGAGGACGTCCTCGCGGAGGTGCTTACTGTCGGGCGTCATGGTGTCCTCTTAGATACTCCGCCCGTCAATCAACCTGGTATCACGGTTGCAGAGGCAGAGCGTATGGGCTTACGTCCTTATGCGGCATCCTATAAGGCAGAGGATATTCTCGATTGGCGAGACGCGCGCATCGGTGGGCGACTTGTGCCTGTGTATTACAAGCTGCGCGAACGTGTCAGGCGAGCCGATGGGTATGATTATGACTATCGCGAGCTTGTGCTAGAGGATGGGCAGTATAAGCAAATATTTTATACACGGGCTAATTTAGACAATGACTATAGCGCGACAGAGACAATCCCGCTCAAGGGTGGAAGACCGCTGGACAGCATACCGTTCTACATGTACTCGCCCCGCGGCGGAAAACGCGACATTGAGACGCCGCCGCTGAATGACTTGATTGACCTGATGCACGAGTATTATCAGTGGGCAGTCGAGTTCGCGAACGCGTGCTTTGCGGTTGGCATACCGACAGCGGCCTTTTTCGGCTTCACGGATGAGGAAGTGCAGGGCATTACGCTTGGCGGGCTCAACGGCATACATTCGGTCAATGAAAATGCGGACGCGAAGTACCTTGAGTTTACTGGCCAAGGGCTTGACGCACTAGCGGCGCGCGGTGTGTCGATCCTGACAAATATCGCCAAGTTCGGCGGGCGGATGCTAACGCAGGACAAGGCAGCGGCTGAAGCAGCGACGACCGTGAGGATTCGAGCGTCGGCTGAATCGGCCACGCTTGCGGATATGGCTCGGGCCTGCTCGCGGATAACAGAGCAGTGGCTACAGTTTGCACTTGACTGGGGCTTCGGCGGCGGCAGGGCGGTCTTTAGTCTTAACACTGAGTACATGGATTTTGCGCCAGACGCACAGATACTGGCCGAGCTTAGAAATCAGGTAAACGACAACCTGTATGCGCTAGGCGACTTGATACGGTATCAACGGCGCGTGAACCTGATTAACGATAGCAGGACTGATGAAGAGATACTGTCCGAGCTTGAAGCGCAAAAAGAAGCGGCGGCAGAACAAGCGCAGGTAAGCGCACAATCCGCGCTGGCGAATATGGCGACGAGGCTTAGCAAATGACCGCGAACGAAGCCTTACTGAAAGCACTCATCGAGCACGCGGAGAAGCTCGAGGACTTGACGCAGGAAGAGTATGCTACCATCCTTGTCTTGCTTGAGGCCGCGCATGCCGAGGCGCTAGGGCATATCTCAACGTTGTGGCAAGATAAGGACATTGGCGAGATTGCAACACGTGTCAACATGACATATAGTGAGGTGACAAGCAAGATTAAGGCGGCAATGGATAAATCGCTGCCGAGGCTTGCGGACAGTGAGATTACGCAAATACAGGCCATGTTAGAGGAGATAATCCCGGGCGTGGCAATAAAGGGCGCAATGGTTGAGTGGCAGAAAATCGCGGAGCGCCCCGCGGCGGCAGGTAGTACGCTTGCACAGCTTGTTGATGCGCTTGGTGTGAACAACATGACTGACGTAGTCGAGACGACAAAGCGGGCGATTGAGCAAGGCAAGACGCTTGAACAGCTTATAGTTGAGCTTCGGGGCCGTGCAGTGAGGCGGGCGAAATGGGTTGGCGGAAAGTATGTTGCAGGAAAGTATACAGGGGGTATTATGACCGTTGACACAAGGCAAGCTGAAGCGTTGGCAAGAACCGCGGTCATGCACGTGAGCAATACGGCGCGTGATATTTTTTGGCAGGCGAATGAGGACATTATCAAGGGCTATATGCGCGTCGAAACGCTTGACGAAAGAACGTGTATTGTGTGCGGGCTTGAAGATGGCCGAATATACGGTGTGAATGAGCCGAAGCCATTCCTCCCCCAACATTTGAACTGCCGCGGGATTCTCTGCCCTCTGTTCAAGAGTTTCCGCGAGCTTGGGATAGACGCTGACGAATTGCCTGCAACCACACGGGCAAGTATGAATGGGCAGGTGCCAAAATATACGACATGGAAGGATATGCTGAAATCGGCGAGCTCGAAAGAACAGGTTGAGATACTAGGGCTAACGCGCGCGAAGCTGTACCAACAAGGAATGCCAGTAGAATCGTTCGTAAAAGACGGCAAGTTACTAACACTTAAGGAGCTGAAATGAAAAACTGTATGGTTCCTCACTTGATCAAGAAAGGCGAGCATCTGATAATTGAAGGCGTTGAATATGTTGTCGTGGCGGTTAAGAAGCTAGATGCTCCGTTCTACGAGGCAGAGATTGAGCCGTTTATTTATGAAACCGATTACACGTTGCATGAGAAAGTTGTCTGTGATGATTGATTTTATTAGTAAACAATCCGGCAAGGCCGGAAATAATATGGGCAAGGCCCGACCCTAGGGGTGTAATATGGACAAGTTGAAAGAATTGCTGAAAGAGCTTGGCGCGACCGATGCGCAAATTGCCAAGGCCGAGGGCATTGTCAATG